GTTTAACATTCCTTCAGTTGCAACCAATCCCCAACTTTCATAATGCGAGAGCATACACAAAACCGCCACATCTTTATAATACTCTCTTATGTATGGTGTAGGATTAACGGTCTTTACATTGGGTAAGGTCGAAAGCAACTGATTATCATAGCTTCCTTTGATTGCTAAAAATTGATATTCGGGCATTTTCTTCGCTACTGAATAAAAATGAGCCGCCCCTTTGTTGTGGTTTAAATTAACCATTGCAATGTATTTCTTCTGCCTGTTTTCTGCTATGGTATCAGTATTCACAGGGGGCGGGAAAACGATTGAATCCCATTTGTAGTTTAGATTCTTTTTAGTCCATTCAGCGTTATAAATAACTTTAGTAGGGCAGGGGCTATCTGTTACACTTGGATAAGTAATATCGTTGTGAACAATATGCACAAACTTTTTATTTCGCTTCGCACATTCCCATGCAGTCCATTTGTTGTAGTCTAAGTGAGAAAGTACAACGTCTGCCCAATCGAAAAGTCTTTCAATCATGTAAGGGTCAGGAGGAAACACCATCACACCTTCGAAGTCATACATTTCAGTTATCTTGTGTTGATTGGCTTGGTGTAAGATTATCTTTACTTCGTGGCCTCTTTTAATCATTTCCTTTGCCATGCTTCTTACATACGATTCCGCACCTGCTGAATGTCTTGGATAGTATAAATGGATTGAAAAAAGTAAGTTCATAGTATTATCCAGTCTTTATGATAAATATCTTTTGTTTCTAAGTCCACACCTTCGCCAAACCATCTTTTAGGGGCAACTACTTTCTTTTCCTCATGTTCACCTAATAAAGCTGCCATTGCACTAAATGAACTGTTTGCAATGATGAAATTTCTGCACCGTTTCATTAATCTGAAATCATCTAAATAAAAGCTGCTCCTATATTCACAGTTCAATCCTATTCGTTCTTTGGCTGCTTCTACATCATCAGTAAAAACAATGTAAGTAGAATTGGCGGGCATTAACTTTATTGCCTCTCTGTAATATTCAGTTGAACATCTCGGATGATAGCCGCCTTCGGTATAATCACCTGCCCGAAAGTGAATAGCTACACAATCATTTTGCGGTGGTTCATCTTTCATCCTGAAGTAGTGCCTTACTAAGTCCATGCAATGCTCGAAAAACTTAGGGCTTTGTAAGTGTGCGTGAATGTTCCAATCACCTTTAATCTCAATATCTTTATAACCCCAAAAGTAGGGGTACTCTTGCCATTGCCTGCCATCGGGAATAGTAGGTAAAGGGTTTATAAACCACTCATTATAATCGGTTATTTCACCGCCAAACAAAGCATTATCATAATTCTTCCATTTAGGGAAGCCGTATTGCAACCCGTTTTTAGTTGCAATGCCTATTGTGCCTGCAATAGTATAAAGTTGGTTTCCATACCTTCCAAGTCCTCCCGTTCCTATTGATAAACTTGTTACCATATTACTGCTAATGTATCTCTGTTATTAATGTCGTAATCAATCCACTCAAAGCCTGTTTCTTTTAATAACTTTCCCGTAATCTCTAAATCGTTATAAAACCATCCATCCAAAAAATCATCTTTTCTTCCTTGCAATGCAGGGTGTCTATCCCAGTTCGCAAACATTACCAATCCCTTTCCTGTCAGTAGTTTTCTAATGGCTTTTAAATACGTTTTTTGGCACTCTAAAGGAAGGTGGCAAAATACCCCGTAAGAATAAACAGAATCGAATTTTAAGCCGTTAAATGGAGTTAAATTGCAATCCGTTGTTTTGTAATACTTGAACCCTTCGTATTTGGGTTTTTCTATAATATCTACACTATGGACTTCTTTGAACTTAGGTACTAACAATTCGCTTGTCCATCTTCCGTTCCCACACCCAATCTCTAAACAGGTTTTTCCGCTTAATTCACTAATGGCTTTTTTAAGCATCGGCAAATCCAACACTTTAAAATCTTCTTCATATCCTTCAGGCCAATAGTTTTTTATAACCATGTTGTATCAAAGGTTTTATCCGCTTCAGGAAATAAATGAGCGTAGTCATTGCGAATGTATAAGCAGTTGCCTGTATGGCATAAAAGCGTGTAGCCCTTTTCTTCTGCTAACTTATTCATTAAGGAAAAGTTGCATCCGTCTTTAAGTGTGAAATAATCTTTGTCCGGGTCAATACTGGAGTTAATCTCTACTATCACTAAAATAGGTTCGCCTTTATACGCTTGCCATAACTCATAATCTGCTCCGTCTGTATCGAAAGAAATGATTGAGCATTCAGGTAACTCATTCACGTTTTCCTTAGTGATGAATTTCTTTATTATCCCTGCTTCGTTTGGGTCGCTGTCAAAAAATATGCAATTCCATCCTTGTTTTTCTAAATGGTAAATATTAGAGCAGTAAGCCTTAGTAGGTGCGCCAAATTCAACAGCTACATTGAAAGTGGGTTGCACTCGTTTAATTACTTCATCAATAATACCTTGTTCACCGTTTTGGCTGTACTTCCCGTTGTGTTTAAAATTCTTCATTTCTGCGTCTGTGGTGGTTAAATATGATAGGATAGTTATCGTTTGAGTATTGCTCTATTTTATCGTAAGTAAATGCACCGTTTGAGTAGGAGGCAGGCCAGTAGTGAAGTTTGTAACCGTATTTAATCTGCAAACAAGTGAGGATTGATTGGTCATGGCGATGTTCTTGAAAAGTAGGGTAGTTAGGCATCTTACTTGGCGTATCATCTATGAAGTCAGGCATTTGGCAGCATACCAACCACTCCTTTACGAATCTTCTTGTGTTGTCGTTTACTTTAAAGAATATAACCGATGCTTGTACTTGTTTTTTATTCTCTACATTTTCACCGTTTTTGTTGATAATATTCAACACATCAGCCTTACACCAATCAACATGATTCCAGTTATTCCCAAAAAAGAAAATATCTTCATCCATCTTTTCTATGATATGGCTTACATTGTTGATGAACTCTACACCTGCATCGGCATAGATTAGGTAACTATCATTCGGCAATCTTAATAGTTCATCATAAATTATGTATGGCTTAAACAACCAATAGCAGTTTGCGCCTCTTGCGCCTTCTTTAAATATTTGGTAATTTACTTTTTTAAAATACTGCTCTATGTATGATTCAGTTGCAATATCACATAAATCAGCACCATTCAATTCCATAGACTTTTGACACAATTCAGCCGCCTTAGTCATATTCACATCTGTGTAAGTTATTCCGTAAATCATAAATAACATTTAATTGTCTTATTCAAAATCCCTCTTATTGTTTTAGTGTCTGCATTATATTCAAATGCTAATTTTCTTATTGAATATTCTCTTGGGATATACTTGCCTCTTATTTCATCTGCTTGTTCTTTTGTAAGTTTTGCTTTATGACCAATTTGAAAAGAACCTTTATTTGCTTTCCACTTACCTTGTAAAGATTTCATTATATTTAACCTTCTATCTTCACTATGTTTCATGCCCTTTAGCTTTTCGCTAATTCTTTTTTTTACTTCATCAGTTACATTTCTGCCCTTGTTTGATTCGTGCATTTTTTTTATTAACTCAATAGGCACTCCTCGTTGTTTTGCCAAAAGACTCATTTGCATTTTTGATTCATCAGTATGCCTATAACCTTTCCCACCTGTACCGCCATCGTTCATATTTAATAATGATATGCCACATTCTTTATACAGCTTTATAAAAACAATTTCTGCATCATTTAAATCTTCTTGTATAACATCGAATGGCATTTCATAAATAATTTCGAATTTGTGATTTTCATAGCCGTATTTATTAAACGAATTTTGCAAGTAGGTTTTTTCTTTCCCTCTCTTGTGAAATTTCCATCTTCTTTGAATATCCCAAGATTGACCAATATAAATTTTACCGCTTGGCGATGTTATTTTATAAATACCAGTCATGTTAATTTGGATTCTGTGTGAATAATACCGTAATCAGCGTGGGTGTTCCATAAATCAGAAAAGTCGGGTCTTTGGGTGCAGATAAACGGCTTGCAGATATAACATTTAAGGTTCGGTTGTACCGTTTCCCGTAAGAAATCATCATAGATTTGTGAGGTTTCAGGATAGTACCTGTTTAAAATCCATTGAGCCGCTTTAGGTGTGTAAATTACCGCATGAGTAGTCCATGTTTCTTTAACCCGCCACCAATGGCCTGAAACGTGCTTTAAATTGTCCATTACGTTACCGCCCAAGTATAACACATCCCAATCTTCAGGGGCGGTTGCTAATACTTCATTAAGTTTATCACTTACAAACATCACATCATCTTCAAATACGATGGTATTTTCTGTAATGGATTTTAGTATTGCCTGTTGTGAGTAGTTAAAAGAAACGGATGGAATGTCGTGTTCTATTGCAGGGAATCTTTCTACTGTTAACCCTTGTTTGGCAAACTCTTTTTGTACTGTTGCCCATCGGTCTGTTCGTTTGTCAAGATTAAGGCAAATTGCTTTCATGTTAATGTAAAGTTATGTAAAATATTATCAACTAAAAAAGGGGCAAGGAATAAACCCCGCCCCGAATCCTACAACATGAAAACCGAATTACGAACCGATAGTTCCGTAAACTGCTGCTTTTGGTTGGAAACTCAATAATTCAATACGAGCCTCACCACGATATGTAACGATGTTCTTAATGAAATCATCTTGGTCTGTTTCTGTGCTTCTTACTGTGAAACCGCTTGCTTGTGCAATAGCAAAAGCATCTGTATTCAACACATAGAAACGGCCAGTAGTAACCTGAACGTGAGGGATAACGCTGATACCTGCAATACGTACACTACCATCAGGAGCGATTACAGTACCACCGGGAACTGAATAATCAGAAGGCTTAGTCTTTAATACATCGCCCCATGCCTTATGAGTAGTTAAAATCAAATTAGCAGCACCTAATCCCAAAGCTGCGTGTTGAGTGATACCATCAACCATCTTAGCTGAAGTGTAAGTTTCTGAACTTGAAAGGGCAGTAGAGCCACTTGCAATAGTGTTCAGGAAACGAGTGTTTACAGCTTGGTTGAAATCTTCAACAAGTGATTGAGAAAGATAAGCCTGTAAGAAAGGAAGGTCTTGTAACATTTGACGGCTTACTTTAACGTAACCTGCAATGAATGGAACACTTACGTTCACCATTGTTACATCGTAATCCACTTGTGCTTTTGCGTTGCCTTCTGTTTGCGCTCCAAAGCTACCTTCACCAACGGGGCTGTTTCCACGAGGGAAAGTAACATTGCCTGTTGCAGTAGGGATAACACGGAACAACTCATACAAACGAGGGTTAGACAAAATAGAACGCATTTGATTGTTTGGAACGTAGCTGATTTGGCTTGTGCCAGTCAGTTCACCGCCCAAAGTCATAGTACCCAACTTAGTAGAACTAAATGGAGTTTCACTCTTAATCTTGTCGAAGTTTTCAGCAATCATTTCCTTTACTTCTGCTTCTAATACAGCAGAACGGCTTGAATAGCTTTTAGCTTCAAGATTAGATTTCAATGCGTTTGCTTTAGCAGCCATTGCATCAATCTTACCTTTTAGTTCTTCCAAAGTTTCGCCTTTCTTCTTAGCGTCTTCGTTCATTTGTGCAACATCAGCAGCGTGTTTTGCTTCGATGGCTTTGATTTCGTTACTGATTTCAGATTTTACACCTGCAACCATTGGGTTGAGTGCATCCTGAATGTCTTTAATTTCTAATGACATGATTATAAATTTTTTATTGTTATTAATGTGATTGCTTCTTTCAGCTTCTTTAATTCTTCCTTATTCGGGTCAGGTGTTTCTACAACGGGCTGAGTGATTTCGGTTAAATATTGTTTTAGCTGATTAAAGTAGATTTCTAAGTTTTCGTACATTTCTTCGTTCTCAAATGTGCCTGACTTAATAGACTTCAATACTGAATCCATCTTTGTCATTACATCTTCTGCACTAAGTCCTTTCATGCCGGTAAAGCGTGCCATCTCATTAGCACCAAAGGTTACAGTTGAGCCTTCCCATAGCTTTACTTCTGTGATTTCGTTATAGCCGTCTTTCTTGCCTTGCTGAACGGTTCTAAAACCTATTGAATGTTCATCCACTACACCATCAGCGTATAACTGGAGAACATCTTTACCGTATGAAGTTTTGCTGATTGTTGATTCAAAATAAAGGCCGTAGTTATCCTCTTTGAGTACGTTTGGTTTGCCTAAAGGATAGCGAACATCATGCTGCCACAAATGTTTTATACGGTTGCCGTTGTTCTTTATTGAACGCTCAAACGCTCCTTTAGTGATTACATCACCGTCTGAATCTATGTTACCAAAAACAGAGAAGTAACCTGTAACCGTTCCCGATTTTTGGTCAACATCTTTTATCTCTGCTTTGATGCTTTTAACTTGATAGAACATATTTTCAAAGTTGATTGAAAGTTTTGTACTTTATGGAAATACTGTCAACCTTGAAAAGAGAAAGATTGCTTTCTTACTAAACGTCCCTGCTCATCACGTTTATTAGTAATTGCAAATGTGCATCTGCATTGTATTACATCAACCGCTCTTGCTTCAGGGTCATGTGGATGTTCTAATTCACTCCCGCTTCGTGGGTCTATAAATACTGATTCAAAATCAACCGTCTGCCCGTCTAAATGCCAATGGTCTGCTTTATCTTTTACCCCGTTAATAGGGTTGCCTCTTGTTCTTCCATCCTTTGCAGCTATCCATGTCTTTTGCTTCTGAAACGGGCTTTCTTTTGCACCTACAAATGAACCTGAATGTATTGCACGACCTACTTCGGTTCTTGCAATTAGTTCTGCTCTGTTTCTGTTTATCCCTGCTAATTGAGTTTCAATGTATCGTGCCATATCTGAATAACCCCAACCGCCTTCAACTGCTTTATTTAATGCTTTTATAAATTCTTCCCTACTTGTTTGAACAATTCTGAAAACTCCCTTATCGTAAAAGTTCAGTCCTAAGTATTCCATTATCTTCTGCATCCATTCAAGTGAACTGCCTAAACCTTTTTCACGCCTTAGACTGTCATAGTTTCTTCTTGCGTATTTAACGCCTACCTCTCGGATAATTGCAGTAAGTGTATTGGTAATTGCAG